CAAAGAGCGTATGGAAAAGATGCGCAAGATGAAAGGTGGCGGCAAGGCCGGAAAAGGCAAGGATTCAAAGGACTCGAAAAAGTCCCCATCTAAGTCTTCAAAGCCCACCGCCAGTAAATCAAGCAAGCCAGCAACGAAATCCAGCAAATAGGATCTGTAATGTTTTCACGCAAAGATACATCGTTTGATTTGGCCGATGAAATGGAGAAAAACCTTCGTGCTTTCGCTGAGGCGGAGGTTTCCTCTCCCATCAATAAGGTTGCAAGCGCAATCGAATATCTGAATCGAGCGGCTGAGATTTTTGATGAGAACGGGCTTCATGGAGAAGCTGAGATTGCAACGCGATTGCTCGAGGTTTTTGCGGCGAGGAAAGGCAAGGCAAAGAAAAAGCCAACCAATAAGTCCTCGGTGAAAAGCAAATCCCGGTCATCAAAGTCCAAATCAAAGTCGAGCAAGAAACCCGCTGGAAAGAAGAGCGATCCGGCTACCAAGGGACTTGATAGCAAGAAGATGATTGAGAATTTGTCCGAAAAAGGGTGGGTTTTCAATGCAGATGACGGGGATATATTCGATGCCGATGATGACAACTTTTCCATAAGCTCAGATATGCATGGAGAGGATTGTGATTGCTCGGCGTGTAGCGAAATGGGTGAAATGATGGCGGACGATGAGAATTTTGCGCTGTCGGGTAATGGAATGGGCGACGAGGAGACTGGGGAAAGTGAACACAAAGCGGATTTGGCGCGAATAATGCGCGATTTGGATGATGCTCACCGGGCTGAAGAAAGTATGGGGTTTGGGGAGCATGATTTTGAGGATGATGCGGAAGAAGACGAACCGATGATGCCGAGTCGGGATGCGAGCCGTTCAATGGGGTATTTTGGACCGGGCAATGGACGATAATAGAAGAGTCTGAGAGTTTGTTTTGCCGCGAAATGGGAAGGCTGGGAGAGAAGTTTCCTGGCCTTTTCGGTTTTTGGGTGGCTTTGAAGGAAATATGGCGCGGATATATAGATGGTGAGAGGTTAGCAATATGTTGAGATTGGTTCATGTTATGAATTCGATTCCCTGGTCGTGGCCGGTTGATCCAAGTGCCGAATTTGAAGCTGGTATGATTATGGGATTGACGGTATTGAACAATATGGTCCAGTGCACAAATTCCAATGGTTTATCGGTAATAGGCATAGTAGACGACTATAAGGTTAAATCTCATGTTTCAACAAGTTGGGACGAATCAATATGTGTTCCTGCGACTGGAGTTATGGGTCCTAATAATCAGTTAGTGACTCCGGTAGATATAAAGGTAGAGTTGAAAAATCCAAATGTGATGCCATCAAGTTTCATTAGCATACCGGTGCCCGTGGAATTGATTCCAAGAAACGGCGTTATAGTGTTTCCGGCAGGAACACCGTTGAACTATGATTTACTGGGCACTGGCTCTCCTAATGCCCTGAAGACAAGTGTTCGTTATCAATACTCGATAAGTAATATTCCAGGAGATGATAGCACGGCGTCGAGCGGGCGGTGCACCGTCTGGCTGTCACGCGGCTTGTTTATAACTGACAAGTTTGAAACTAACCAGATCTATCCCCTCAACGCAAACCTATTTGTTAGTGAATATGGATTGTTGACAACACGACAAGCAACACCACAAAATCCAGCAGTAGCGATAGTCACGGGGCCACCAAATGCAATCACAAATTCTATGGAGTTTTTGTGGCTGTAAAGGAAACTGATAATGAAAAGACAAGATGTGAATACACTGTATCTACTAACCAATCTAATAAACAAGATGGAGTACGTTGGACAAACTTGGTATACGGTAGAGCAGCGTTTCTTCGCCCACAAGAAAAATAATGACACCTGCATTGATCGCGCCATCAACGAATATGGTATTGAGAATTTCAAAGTAGAGAAGCTTCTAATAGTGAAGAATCAGAAGATGGCCGATAAATGGGAAGATTACTACATTCTTGCACGCAATACTCTAAATCCTGAGATAGGATACAATAAAAGACGCGGATGCTCTCATGGCCTTCATACTGAAGAAACTAAGATCGTTCTCAGTAAGTTTTTCACCGAATACTGGAAAATCAACCAACACCCATCTACTGGGCTCTCTCCATCAGAAGAGACACGACAAAAGATGTCATTGGTCAAACTTGGAACTAAAGCATCCCAAGAGACAAAAGATAGGATGTCTATGGCAAGATTGAGCAAGCCAGATCCATGCAGTAATCTAATTCACTACAAGCCAGGTGAAGATCACCTACATGCAGTCCTAACATTCGATCAAGCAGATCAAATTAGAGTCGAACGCGCTAATGGTGTAAAGATACAGGTGTTGGCAGACATATACAAAGTAAATCGAGCAACAATACTGCGCGTAATCAAAAATAGGACATATGTCCGTCCTGGCGATGATCTAAAACCAGTAGAAATCGCTTCGAACATTTTGAATATCGATTCTGCCAAGGAAATAAGAGAAGCGTTTAGTCGCAATGTTTCTATTGAAGAACTATCATCTAAATTTGGCGTTTCAAATCATACCATACGTAGGGTTGTTACTAATCGAATTTGGATAGAGGCAGGAACAAAACCAACAATACTTCAGCTTAGAAGCAAGCTTTACAAGTTAGATTACGACACCGCTTCAGATATTCGTAATGAATATAGAACCAGCAATATATCAGTCAAGGCACTTGCGAAAAAATACGGAGTAAGTGGTTCCTCCATAACTGATATTATCGATGCTAAAACCTGGATCAGAGAAGGCGAAAAAGTAGAGCCAATTCCTCATCGTCAATCCCAAGCTAAACTGACTCAAGAAATAGCCGATAAGATTCGAACAGAATATGATCCAAATAACGGTATCTACGAATCCACCTTGGCCAAAAAATATGGGGTTACCCGTTCTTGTATTCAGGCAATCAGATTGAACAAGCACTGGACCCGCAAACCATCTCCATAATCTCGCATTCCCATATACCCATCCATCTCGCCAGGAAACCATAACTATGACCCATTTTCGCCATATCAAATTGTCCGACTCGATTGTAATGGCAAACCTTGTTGAAATCGCACATAAAAAAGGCTGGCTCAAAGAGGAGCCTACGCCACCGCTGCTAACCAAGCAAGCATCCCAAGAGAATTCTGAGATTCCTGCTGATGATCTAGATGCAAACCTCCTTCGACTCGCCTCTCTCCTCAGAGCTGAATCCCTCGTTTCCTACGCGACCAATCTCGAAGAGCGCTTTGTCAACTACAAGGTCGCCAAGACCAATCTCTACAAAGCATTCAAAGAAACAGGTGAAAGCTTCCTGGAAGAGGCTCATCCAGAAGGCGATCCAATCCTAACCGATAATCCCGAGGGAATGATTGAAGGACTTACAACGAAGCACAAGAAGATTGTCGATATGATTCAAAAGCAGCCCACCGGCAAATATGCCGGAAAACAAGCGGCTTCAATGGAAAAGTTATCCGCTGACCATATCATCGCGCAGGTAAAATTAGCTCTCGGACAAGAGGCTCCAATAGGAGGTGCTCGCAATGTCGAATTTCCAAAAGGATGGGCTGATTTCCTGCAAAAACCAATTGAGACAGCTCCAATAGAACCAATCAATCCAGCCACGGTTGCAGGAGGTGAGGGACTTTTTGGAGGATTGGCAGCAAAGTTCCTTGCGACAACCGCGGGAGCCGGGGCTGCAATTGCAGCGGGAGCGATCGCTGGAGGTCTCATAGGAAATGAGGTATTCGAGAACAAGTTTTACGCGGAAGAACTCACTGACGCAGTAAAAAACCTTTTGTCAGAGACTGATGACATAAAGAAATACGAGGACGAGTTCAACAACATCTCGGCCTATGTTGAGGCCATCAGCACTAATTTCGGACTTTATTCTGCGGCAGCCAAAAATGTCTCTTCTTTTCGCGATAAACCTTCTCCAGAAGGAATGAAGTCGCTTGAAGAGCTTGAGACTGCTGCCAATGCAATGTCGAGCAATGCCGAAAAGATTCGTGAGTATATGAAGAGTCTCCTTCAAGGGGGAACATCAGTGGATCTAATCGTGTGGAAAAGCAAATCTGCCCAGTTTCGTGATATTGAAATTGCCGCAGCGAATCTCTCGAAAGTCATTACCACAAAGACTCTTCCTGGACTTGTATCGGTTGCCAATGTTATCCGCAAGGCTCTCGATAACAACTCTTCTTCCTCGCAAACCGCATCATCCGAACAGCTCGTGAAAGAAATGCGCGCCTCAATTGCGATAATCGACTCGCTAATTTCCAAGGTGAACGCTTCCAATGCACGCAATAAAGATGCGCTCCTCAAATGGCTCAATGAAAGCAAAGAAGAAGCAACATCACTCCTAAATGAATTCAACGGAGAAGCTCCAGGAATCAAAGCCAAAATGCACGATCGGTTCGAAAAAGAGCTTACGACTCTCAATGGATACCTAAGGCAGTTCTCTGCCAAGGTGAGGTAATCAATGCCATTCAATCCTCCTCCGTTAGATGATGTTTCTCCCGCTACTACAGCACCAGCAACTCAAAGTCCCACCAAAGCTCCTCAAAGAGCGCCACAAGGTCGTGATGGTCAGCACACAAGCCACGCCTATGCGGTAGAAGTCCGCAATATGCAAGAAGCAATGATTATGCTGGGAAACGCGCTCGCTAACCTTACCACAATCTTTGATGTCAGCACTCCAAAAACAAAGAGCGATACACATAATCCCGATAACGCAAAACTTCTGGGAATTGATCCTAATACGGTGTCATTGATCCGTAATATCTCGAAGAATGTTCATAGCATGCCTGCGGGCTATGCTGATGGTCTCTGGGGACCGAAAACACAAGCTGCGCTCAATGCCATTTTCAACATCGTAAAGGCTATCGATTCCTCAAAGTATCTCGATCAGAATCGCAAAGCCAAATACGATGGCATCTTGACTTTCCTACAAGAGCACAACGCCAATGATGCTCGTTGGCAAGATATCAGTTCTCACGGACCAGTTGTAGATTCAGCTCGTGAGATTCGTGGCGTTATCGAAACCAATATGCAGATGATTGTTGATGATCTCAAGAGTATTCTGGAGAAAGCAAAGCAAGAAAGCGAGATTCCAAGTATTCGAGATGCGAGAATTGGCGATGCAGCACCTTCTTCTCCCAAAACTGAACAAGATGGCTCTACCGCACCATCTGCTAATGCGATTCCAGTAAGCAACGAAGCCAAAAGCGCCGCCCGAGTTCAGAATATGTATCCAAATGGTTTCCCGATGCCGTTTGATCTCAATACAAATCAGCTCAATATGGACAGGATCAAGAACTTCATTGTTGCTGTGAGCATAACAGTCTCCGATCCGCAAGTGAGAAGTCTTGGCGGAAATGATTTTGCGACGCTTGGAAATGCTCTTCTTCAATACATCAATCAAATCGAATCTCAAGAAGATTCGCTCAAACAAGCATTGGGTGGAAAGCTCATATTCACAATCGATAGTGATTCAAGTGAAGGCTATCAGAACTTCTTTCAAGGTGTCGCGGTAGGAAATGACTTCAATGCAAAGAAGTCATCATCAGAAACCATTTTGAGTCGCACAATTCTTCTCTGCAATTCAGTTGTCGAAACTCTCAGGCAGTTTCAAAATGTCCCAACATTCGCGGGAATTATTGGGACTGATATGATTCAAGCTCAAGCCAACAAGGGCGCAAATCTTGTTCGCGCAGCTTACGCGATTCGTTCCTATATTGAACGCTTACGACCAGGAGCGTAAACAAGTGTCATTACATACCAGAGCACGACTTGAGTTTCTTCGCGACAGTTCAATCATAGCATTGCTTTCGCACGGGGAGCTTGCAAAGACCGCCCAGACAAGCGGCGCAATGTCTAACATTGCTTCTGGCATCAAGGACTATGTCTCTCGGATGTATCACCCAGATGATCCGGTCGATAGTATCCTGGCTTTCATTGCTCCCGGAATGCTGGCAGCGAGCGGATTCGGTTGGATTGCCTTCATTTATGAGGTGGCAGAGGTTCTTGGTTTTGATTTTGTGGGGTTCTTTTCTACCTTGAGACAAGAGCTAAAAGAATTGATCGAATCTCTTGTTCAACATAAAGCTGCGGTTCCCCAGGATCAGATATACGCGAAAGTAAAATCAGCCACCACATATGCGGCAGAACAGCATTTCAATGGCGAAGCTGATATGAGCAAACTTCCAACGCTTGCGCTCCAGGCTCCTAATTTTCTCGCTGATGTTCAAGATGCGCAGGATGTAAAGTCTTTCGCGATCAGTAAACTTCCTGTTTCTTCAATACTCAAAACCGCCGGTATTATGAGTCTATTCAAAGGCAAGCTTGCTCGCTTGTTTATCAAGATGGTGTCTTGGCTGATTACCTCGGCATTGGTTGCGCTTGGATTTGCCGCAGCAGCAGGAGCCGTGAAATCTCTTTTTGGCGACACTTCCTCACCAAAAGAATCAGACAATAGCTTCTCTGAAATATCCATATCGCCACAAGCTGAACAAGCTATGAATATGATTCGAGCTAAATCAATCTCGCCAGATCTCACTCAAACCCATGCCAATGGTATTCAGAATGTATGGATTGAGTCTGGTGATGTAAATGAAGTTCCGCAGATGATTATGAACTGGATTGAAGAAGCATATCCAGATATCAAACAACATCAATCAGCCATAATGGATTCGCCAGTAATGCGTAATGTCATTCAGCTTTTCAACAAGCGAAATGCGGTATCAAGCGGTTCTGGCATTATCGCGTTCCCAAAACCATTCATTTCCAAGCTCGATATTGTCAATCAGATTGTGGGCGCGTTCTTGAATCAAAACCCGAATCTCTACTCCGCATAATAAACTCGCATATACGCAGGATAAACCATATGCCACGCCATAGTGAAATCTTTGATGCCTACGAGAAAATTGCGATAGAAAGTGGACTTGTATCTTCCGATGAAGAGCTGATAAGGCAAGCTGCCGAGGAAAGAAAAGACTCGCCCGCTATGAAACGCTACAAGAAGTCTCCGGCTCCTCGTGCAGGAAGTGATGACATCTCAACAATTGAGGCTCTCTATGGCGTCAAGTGCGATAACACGGTCAATTATGAGCACAACATTTTTGAGAACGCCCATCCTAACGCGGTTATAATTGGTCCTTCTTATGATCGAATGAATGGACTCATTGAAAATCCAAATGAGCGTCAGAACTTCATTATCAACCAGATAATGAACAAGACCCCGAACGGAAACCTCACACAACATCGATACGCGAAAGAAGAGCTTCTAATGGAGCTTATTCGTGTCGCCAATGATCTCGATTCTCGTGGAAATGAATCGCTTCGAAAACTCGCCGATCATTGTATCGAGCTGGTCGTCTCCGAGGAAAAAAAAAGTTCTGAGCTAACAAAATTCGCCCTCTTCCCGCTTCTACTCGCTGCGGCTGGTGTTCTTGCGGCTACTTGGCTTTGGAATCACGCCGATGATCCAAATCACGGAATATCAAACGATATCTCTAACTGCATACAAAAACTCAATGCTCTCAAGGAGAACTCCTGGTATGAGAGCGATGTTGACGCGACCGTTCAGCGAGATGTCAATGAATTGGAAACCAAACTCAATCTTCTCGATAGTGAACTAAAGAGTTTCGGCCAAGTGATGCTTTTGCTCGATAATCCCCAGATGCCAGATACCCAGATTGATATGGCAGATCTCAGTAATACGGCAAAAGTCTACGGTGCCTCTGTGTATCAGCAAACTAATCGTTTTGTTGCCGCAATTGATCATTTTGTGCCAGATCTCATTATTGCCATCAATAAATTCACGAGTCGAAATTATCAGGAGACACACCAGAATCCTTCGGCTCTTTCACGCTTCGTTGGATGGGTAGGAGAGGCAGTTCACGGTCGATGGGGATTGATTGCTAACGATTTTATCTCGGCTGCAAATGCACTCGGAGCACTAAAGACATCATTGCAGAATGTCAGAAACAAGGCCGCTAATATAGATGAGGTTAGGCAATCCTTCGCAAAAGATCTCAGCGCTCAAACAATGAGTTTCAAGAAGGAAAAACCAATTGAGCCAATAAACCCATCCAGCAGAAAACCTTCCCCGTTTGGTGGTGGTGGACAAGATCAAGAAGAGATCGAAGATGATGTTAGTCTCGCAGATGATGAATTTGTGGAGGCGGCTCGTGCATTAGGATTCAAACCCCGAGGGAAACGATGAACAATAGAGGGCTAAAAATCAGCGCTATGAATTTGACTTCCGCAATCGAGGAGTTTGAAAAGCATGCACAAGCCGTGGCGGTTCCAGCAAGCAATGACACTCTGAATCCGAGCACAATGAAGGCCGTGAAGAAAAATGACGCTCTCACACCGGTAAAAATGAATGCGTTCACTTCTTCAAATGCAGTGTATCAAATTCTCGCAGCCGCGTTCAAAGATGCTGGAATTGATCCTAATAGTGGAATGGAAAAGAATACTCCGGTTGAGAATATTGACAAGCTAATTGACGCTCTGAGACGGTATATGCCACAATTTCAGGGCTCATTGAGCACTTTGATGGGGTCTCTGAAGAAAATTCCGCAGTAGAGGGTCAAATAAATAGCTTGTAATAGGCATAATCACACATAGGATTAGACTTCTGTAAGACAATAGATGTAAGACTAAGTCCGGGGTAATCCCTGGCAATCTCAATAGGATATCACAATGGCGTTAGTAGTTCTCAGTTCGGGCCGTGAGCCCCTCGGTATGTTTGATGCTCTCGATTCACAACTCACCTCTTTCAAAGGTGGCGAAGTCGTTACTTGGGGATCGGTTACGACCCCAGGCCAGGAAGGCGGACCCACCAGTGGTGGTTTTGATCTCGCCGCGGCCGATGTTATCGACGACGGTTATGTTGGCGTGACGACCAAGACTCGTCCAGTTATTCAGTTTGCTTCTACTGCGGCTTCGGCTCCGCTATTCCTCAGCGATGATGGAATTACACACTACGGAACGCTCTTTGGGCAGATCGTTGGTGGCACAGTGGGTCAGGTTGTTAGTGGAGGAGTGGTGCTCGGCCCATCGAGCGCAACGGGCTCTGGCAAGATTACTTGCTGGGACAAGCAGGGTCTTTATGGGGCTACGCTTGATGCCGTTGACACAAGCGCAACGGGTCTCGTTCCTACGAACGCGAGCCTCGCGGTTGGTTCTAAACTGACATATACGAGTGCTGGTCTTCTAACTCCAGTTGGCTCAGCAGGAGCGGTTTCGGGCGCACCCGTGATTGGATATTTGAGTGAATTTTCCTCGAATCAGTCGCTTGTAACCACAAGCGCATCGATGGTTTCAGCGCTCAATAGCCCATCTGGCGATGTGTCAAGTTTGCAAAATGCAACATTCTATATGGCCGTGTTTAGCTTCGTTGGAGTCTAATACTCATATAGTGTAATCTAACACATACTCTCTGAGATGGCTGGTAGCAATACCGGCCATTTCAGTTATTTGAGCAATTGAAAGATGACCGATCGTAGCTTTGATGCACGCTTTCCAAGCGTAAAATTCATCAACGCTCATTGTTCTTTTTGCCCAATTACATCGTTTACAACACGCCACAACATTACTGTATGTGTGTCCAAGATTAGAATCCAAGCGATCCAATCCAGAGCTTGTAAATCCACCAGTTTTCTTCACGAAATCAGATGCTTTATCCGCGTAGTAATCAGCGATACCCTATTCATTGTAGCATCAATATTTTTTCCACATAGTTCCTATCGACATTCAATGATGGATACTCCATTTTCATTTCACCAAGCCATCTTGGATTATGTATGTCGTTCATATTCCATATGCTAAAACCATTATTCGACTCAATTGACATCAGTATCCAATGTGTCATATAGCATGTTTTTGTATCTCCACTTGTAAAGTATGCAATCAGTCGTCGATCATTTCCATACTTGTGGCGGCGATATTCTATTGCGCAGGTATTGCAATGTGCTCCTGTAAATGTTTTATCGATATAGTCCGCAATGCACATTTGCCCACCAATACATCTTGGACACGATATATCTCTGGTTTCTTTTCCAC